GAAGTCTGGCATAAATTAAAGGTCGTCTGGGTTCCAGATTCTATCCGAGTTGTTTTCTAGTGCAATGCATCCCGGTCCTGTGCCTGCACTGCGGGTGTACACCCCAATTCCCGTCTCGCCAAATCCCTTCAGTCCAGTCCAGATGGGCACCAAGGCAGCATTTAATATTTCCAACTTCCATCCTTTCCCGTTTGGAGAAGTGGGGTGATTCGTAATGTACGAAGCGACAGCCCCACCGAATGCTCCAGCAGGTGGGTCCTGCCAAAACACCATCGTTGATGTGTAGGTGGGCCTAGTGTTGAGTTGGCCATTCCACGCATTCACTGCCGCCTGATCTGAGAACTGGGACTTGATCGTGTTGTAGTCTGTGATCGCAAGCTTGCGAGGCATGGGCTTTAACCCGCTTACCTGAAGCACCTGCCACGTCGGATCAAACCCAGGACCCGGAGAATTGATGAAGTCCTTGCCAAGCTGGGAATCATTCAGGATGTACCTGAAATCTCCACCCGTGTTGGTGTGTGTCCCAACCCCAACTGAAGTGCCTGAATGAACCCAACGATACTCAAACCCAGGGGTGTTGAAGAACACCGCAAAGAATGCGTCCATGTCAGTCAACGTTGGCTCACATCCACCTGTCCCAGACCCAGCACATGCTGCGAATGGGGTCTGAGACATGCAATCAACAATGTTCTGGAAGCTGTCGCATGGGAGGGGAGTATCGTAGTTGAAATTGTCATCCCAAATCTCACCCAAATAAACCACCCCTTCCAAGTCTCCAGGATTAGGACAGCTTGATACAGTGATCTGGTAGAACCCAGACACGTACGTCCAATGGTACACCCCGGGAGGATGATCTGGCTGGTCTGGCCACGTGTACTGAAACAATCCAGTCGGGTTGCAGAATCCAAGAGACGAAACGAACTCTGTCCATGGCTGATCAATCCCGCCCCCAGGACCAGCATCAACCGAGAACTCTTCCCATGGTTGGTCTGCTGTAATGTCGAAATCGTCTGGGACTGCAACGTGATCTGAAACAGACAGCGTAATTGGTGGAGATAGAACAGGTGGGCAACCGGGAACTATAATGGCCAGCCTGTAAACACCAACGTCCTGCGGTAGTACAGGAGAGATGGCTAAACTTGGATTCTCAGTCTGGGTCAATGGGATTCCATCCAGTGTCCACAGGAACGTTGGGTTTGTGCTTCCTGTGTAATCGAACGTCACCCCCATCGCCACACTGTCCCCAGGGGCAGCATCAATGCAGAAGGATGGAGGCATGACGCTCGTAATCGTGACATCGCACACTGTAGGTTGTGACGAGCACATCCGATTCACCAGTGCCCGGTAATCGCAGACAGATTGAGCCAGTGCGTCTGCCTCTTGCTGTGTCAGTCCGTAGAACGTATTGGCTGGAACTGTGAATGTGGACACGCTCCCGTCTGGACACGGGGCAGTGCATGAAACGGCTGAGTTGCCGAAGATGTTCGTACGAGGAACGGCAGGCGAATCGTCTGAAAGCAATGTCAGTGGTGGCTGAACGGGATTCCATGTGCAGAGTTGAGAATCACGCAAAGCACAATCATCAGCATCCTGTTGCGATATTGCAGACTCACAAACCCCCAGACAGGTTGACCGCTGGTACCACGAGTCATCCACATTCAGGCTGGGGATATTGGGGAAGTATCTACGAGCAAAGAACAGGTTGGGATCAGGAGCCTCCGCACTCGTGTTGATGAACGGATTATCCGAACACTCGCAGTCGATGAATTCGTTACAGGGTCGAATGGTCATGGGACCACACTTTCTGTAACGATCCCCTCGAATGGGGCTTTGTCGCGTGGTTGCGCATGAACCAGTATCCCCCTGATTCGGCAATATCCCTTAATGAAGATACGAAGCTGGAACTGGTAGCCGATGTTGATGGGACGATTGTTTCCGTGCCCTGCATGAACAGGAGGATTGGGTAGAGTCATCGTTGCCCGATACCCAGGACAGAACGTATCCTCTGGATAGCAAACAGGATCAGTCGCTAGTTCACAGGAAGTACGGGCACTGCATTCCTGCCATTCGTACCAATCGTACCAACATGGGTCTTGATCCACCCTGAACTGCACCTTGAATTCCACCTTCCCAATCAACCGATCAATCCAGATTTCAGCAGAGTCCAGTCTCTTCAGACTGAACTGTGTGCCCCATGTGTAAGCAGGAGTTTCGATGTACCACTGAATACGTCTGTCATCTTCGTCGAATGGGTCCTGCTGCGTCAGTTCCCACAGCTCGATGTCACCCAAGGTTGCTGGGTTCTGGGAAACGATGGCTGCAAAGGCTCGTTCCAATCCACCAAAGTCAGCAGACCACATCTGAAGAATCTGCAACCCCTCATACATCCCCTCCCATACCGGAGAAAGCTTGCTCCCAAGATTGCTGATCAGGTCGAAATCAAGGGCAACAATCCCCTGATGAATTACCCCATAAGCAGTCTGCTTGGGTAGAACAGACTGAAGCATCCGGTTGTTGAAGTTGATCCCTGTCCCGAATCTGGACAGGGACCTGTCATTGAATTGAAGGACCCGGTTCAGTTCACGACTGATTGCAGACTGTCCCCACTGTTGGTAATTACGAATCGCAACCAGAAGGGAACGAATCCCGTCAATAGACTGATAGAACAAGTCTCCGTTGACAGGAGCAACTGAACGATCAGATGTCACCCCGAATTGTCTCTGAGCAATACGTTGCAGTGGTTCAGTTAACAGTATCCAGTCTGATCTTTTGGCTGGGACATTAAGGGTATAGATGGCTCGTCTGGTTGAGATGTACAACTGTCCTTCCCCAAGCTGGGTGTCCATGTTGGCCGTATGATCCAGTGAGCGAATGTTCCCAGCAACCGTAGGGACAATGAAGTTTCCACCACCAGCCAAGTACGTATTCTCAGAAGAGTGCAAGATGGCATCCCTGAACTGATAAGCGGCACTTCCAGAAGGACCAAACACGATGTCTCCCGCCATGTACTCCCGACCAAACGCAACCCACATGCGTCCCATGAAGTAATCCATCGCCTGGCCGATGGGCAGATATTGTGCATTGGACCCGCCCATCGCACTGATCAATCGTTGCTGAACCCCGTCCCATACGCGAGGTTCAGACACTCCATCTTGGGTGATTAGGAACTGTTCCCCCTGTCTGATCCAGTGCTGCACTTCAGTGGCTGGCATGGGTGGACCAGTCACATCGAATACGCTGTTGTCCGTATCCACCCTGATCTGGTAGGTTCGACCAGAAATGTCCACCATCAGGTATGGGAACGCGAAATCAGGCTCGTAAATCTGCCCACCCTGAAACAACCCAGGGGCACTCTTGATCTTGGTTAATCGCTTCCACCCAGCCCTTGGGGATATACCCCCACCACGCATGGTTGCGTTGGTTGCCCACGCTAATTCATTGCGAGCAAGCCCTTGTGGATTAGACTGGGAAGCAATCGTTGGGATGCGCCCACTGTCAATTCCACCCTCGAACGTGGTAGACCCGTCTGTGACACGGGTTCCGTTGGTGGCTTGGGCCATAATCAGTAAAGTTTACCGTTAACGACAACCAGACTACCCCCGGCATGAGCGAAAATCCAGCGAATCCGAACGACCCCACAGTGCCACGTTTCAGTGGGCCAAAGCGCAATCCGAAAGCGAAGAAAAACCTGTACGGGCTTTCATTTCCGCCAATTATGGATGCAATCGAAATCGAGCTATACTGCATACGTAAGGGCGGAAGCTGGAAAGGGAAGCAGGGGCAAACACTGGGGATGGGGGATTTTTTCCACTACAAGCGGCTGATGCAACTCTTATGGCCTAAAGACGCCCATCATCGCTGGAGTGATCTCATTTTAGAAGAAACGCTTAGAAGCACAATTTTAGCTGTGCTAGGACCGCGAGATAGCGGCAAAACTCATTGTGCATTAACACGTTACGCATTGACAGACTACTTCGCATTTCCTCACAATACACTCATTCTTGTTTCATCCACAGACGTTCGTGGGTTGGAGCTTCGTGTTTGGGGTGACATGAAGAATATGTTCAAGCAGGCGAAAGATCGCTACCCATCACTTCCCGGGCATCTGCTCGATAGTAAGCACGCGATTTGTACCGACAATCTCATTGAGGGGGAGACTAGGGATTTAAGAAAGGGGATTATCTGTTTTTTGGCTGGAACCCAAGTCGATACCCCATCTGGTAAAAAATCAATCGAAACGATTCGTCCAGGAGAAGAAGTATTCAATGCTTTCGGTATCGGTAAAGTAACAGAAACACAATGCAGTATTGCCAAAGAGTTAGTAAGGGTAACGTTATCGGATGGGAGAACCATAGATTGCACGCCAGAGCATCCGTTCTTTACACGCAGAGGATGGGTTTACGCAAGTAAGTTAAAGACTTACGATAAGGTGTTCTCAATACATGAAACTCTGCGCCTCTTGCAACCAACCACTCGGACCCGGATACCCAAACAGAAAACACTGCTCTGCTCTTTGTCGGGACAGGCTTCTAGAAAGACCATGCGAATTCTGTCAGGCAATTTACAGACCAGTAAAACCGAAACCAAGTCGCCCGCCACATTGGGGAAGGTTTTGCAGCACGACGTGTGCGAGCCGATGGGCGGCAGCAAATGGACTGGGACCAAAGCGAACGACACAGAACTGCGCTCATTGTGGAAAGACCTTTCAGGCCCATCCGAATCAAATGTTTTGCACCCTGCTGTGCCAGCAGCTTCCACTTCAAAGAAGCTGCGAAGAATGCGGAAAGCATTTCACATCAGTGATAGTTTCAAAGAGGAACAAACGGACGAGGTTTTGCGGATCATCTTGCAGATGGAAAAACAGGGACCGAAAAAGCGGACTGGACCACTTGAAAGTTACGAAAGAGGAACAAATGGTCGCTTCGGCATTCATCGGAACGGAACTTCATCACAGAGTTCTTACGGGCAGAAGAACCAGAAAAAACGTTCGGCATTTTTACGAAATAGACATAGCGTTCCCGTGGCTGAAACTGGCAGTCGAAATAGATGGTGGGATTCATCGGATAGCATTCAAGCGAAAGGCGGACGCGAAGAGAACAGAAGAACTGAACACGCTTGGGTGGCAAGTGTTGAGATTCTCAAAGACGAAAGTTCGGGAAGAACTGGACGTTGTGATTCAGGACATCGCGTCTACAATCTCTCAGTTGACAATCACCCATCGTACAGCGTAAATGGAGTCGTAGTTCACAACTGTATCCCGTGCATGTCCTCTGGCGGTTCGTGGCAGGGATTAGGGAAGTACGTGGGGATTAAACAAAAAAGAAGGAGACTGCTAGGAGACGAATCACAGTTAATGAAGGCTGGATACTTGGACGCATTAGCCAACCTTAACTCTGGAACCCAGACGACCTTTAATTTATGCCAGACTTCGTTAAAATGCCAGACGGCTCACTGATCATGGTGGGTAAACCCGCCCCCAAACAATCAGCATGGGAACGATTCAAGGCGACAGTGCGTGCCATCCCTGATCGTTTCAGCCCCAAGCCTGCCCCATGGTGGATCGAACAACCACGTCAGGCTGCCCCAGTCGTTCAAGCTCGTGAGGCTGTACCTGTCATGCAGCAGACTGCCCAGCAATTGACCGCTGCTCCCACTGTGGCTGTAAATGATTTCGAGGAAGCGGAGAAGGAAGCGGCCAAACGCGCAGCCATCGTGCAACAGTTTGGGGATGTGCCAAGGCGCATTCTCGCCAGTGAATTCTTCGTTGGGAAAGAACGTAAATGAGAACCAACTTCGCAGACGTTCGCAGGAGTCGCATTCCACAAGCCATTGGGATTGATTCTGCTGACAGGCCCACACTGGCATCATACGTGAACGAAGCGCAGATTCGTTTACTACAGGCTGCGGGTGAAGCTGGTTGGTGGGGAACGTGGGCGAGGATGGCGTTCACAGTCAGTCAGGATGATCCTTTCATTACAGTCCCACGAGAGGTTGCCAGACTGATTGATGTGGATGTCTGCCGCACTCCTGTCCCCATCCAGAACCAGTTCTACGAATTCCTTCAGTTCGGGGTGGGGGAACAGCGGGTTACATCAGAACCAAACAGGAGCACACGATGCCCAGTGGGGGTGTACGATCGTGGTGAATTCCCCACGTTCAAGGACATCACGCCAGGATCAATGGTTCGTGTCTACATGACGAATCCCGCAGACAATACGAAACGAATCTTCTTCAGTGGAACCAACTCCAGCGGGCTTCCCATTTACACGATTGATGGAGGGGTGCAGGTCAATGGATTCTTCCTCAACTTAGACTCAGTACAGCCATTCGTTGAGTACATGGTTCCCATCGGTCAACTGACTGCCATCACCAAGGACATTACGTACGGACCCGTGCAGGTATTTGAAGTCAGTCTGACAACAGGAGAACAGACCCTGATTGCTGTACTTGCTCCGGGTGAAACAACTGCCAGCTACCGCAGGTACTTCCTTCAAAACCTTCCCAAGCGATGCTGTGAGTGTAATTTGGACATGACTACACCAATTCAGGTTGCTGCCTTGGCCAAGCTGGAGATGATTCCAGTCGCTGTGGATACGGACTACCTACTGATCGGTAACATCCCTGCACTCAAGGAGGAGTGTTTGTCAGTCAGGTACTCTGAGATGGATACAGATGAGGCGATGAGAATGTCTGAGTTCAAACACAAGAAGGCGATTCGTCTGTTGAATCAAGAATTGATTCATTACCTTGGCAAACAGCAGCCAGCTATTGGATTTGCACCCTTTGGATACGACACTCTTGAACGGGCTGCCCTGCAAATGATTTAGGTTATGGCTACCCCACTCGATTACATCCCCAAGATTAAAACAGGCGTGAATGCTGGTGGATTGCCGCCTGCATTGCTCAAACAAACCGCTGCCAGCCTTGGGGGCGCACTGCGGGGTGAACTGCCAGAGGATGTGCAGAACTTGCTGCGTCAGCAGGCAGCAGAGTACGGGGTTGCTTCCGGTATGCCGGGAAGTCAGTTCCAATCGTACGCTGGCTTGCGCAACCTTGGCCTGACCAGTCTGGACAGAATTCAGGGGGCAGAACGATTGCTTGCCCCCAACTTTATCAGTCCTGGTCAGGCTCAACAGCTAAACCTTCAGGCTGGCACAGCACGAGCAGGGCTTGCGCAAGATGCCGCCCAGTTGGCCCAGCAAAAGGAATTGGAACAGGCAAGGCTTGCCCAACAGGGGACTGAATTCAGTGGTGGACAGGCACTGAAACGTGAGGAAATTGCCCAGCGTGGGAATCTGGCCGCTCTTGAGCAATCGGGAGCCAACTACCGGGCAGCCCTTGGACTGGGTGGGGGAAGTGGTGGCAGCAGGGGCGGAAGCCGTGGTGGATTCACGGGTGGAACAACCACACCCGGATTCGCTGATGAACCCGGTGGTTCATTCGGTGCCCCTGTCATTGCTCTTGGGACTGGTTCAACAGGTGGAGCGTCGTACGACTACGGGTACAATAATCCCAGTGTGATCACGGGTGTCCCGTACGATGGTGGATCGTACGATGACAGTGGATTCACGAACTACGATGACGTGATTGATTATTATGGCTACTGAAGCTGGAGACACAGTTTACAATCCCAATTCCCTGATCATTCGTGGACCGGGGGCTGACTCTTCGATTCCTGAAGGGTTCATCAGGGTCAATGATCAACTTCAACGCTCGCAGGCAGCCCCACAACCATTACCGTGGTGGATTGCGCAGGCTGACGAAGAGGCGCAAGCACGCAGGGAACGGGATAAATTGCAGGCTCAGATCAATGCACAGCAGGACACATCAGTCCAAGCTGCCAGGGGGATTGAACGTGCGATGCAGTTGGAGGGGGTGCTTGGATTCGATGCAGACAGGAAGCGTGGGATTCCTGTGCAGGAAGCATTGATGAAGTGGGCACCTAAGATGTACTTCAAGAACCCATCAGCCGTTGCCAGAATCTCAAGGGACTTCAGCCGTCCACAACCTCAACCATTCACCCCGACTGAGGCAACGGTTGGAGGACAACGATTGATTCAGGTGTCCCCTAACAGATTTCAGATCACTCCACCAGAGCGCCCAGTACGGGAGCCTGTGCTTACACCTACTGGCAAGTTGCAGGTATTACGCACTCAGTTGAGCGAGATTAACAGACAGATGGAAGCGGCTGAAGGGGATGAAGAAGCTACCAAAGCATTGCGGGCACAACACGGAACTGTGATGGATGCGATTTCAGAATTGTCCCCCATCAAAAAGACTGCTGCACCCGCTGCTTCACCAATTGCTAAACCCGCAGTACCCGACAAAGCTTTGGCCCGTGAAGAGGCGAAGGCAACCATCAAGAGTCGCCCGCGAATCGCAGAAGACGTACGTAAGCTGTTTAAGCAGACGTACGGAGAGGATCTGTAATGCCAACGGGATTGTTCGATGAATTGATTGCGGCAGATGAGGCCAAGGATTCCCAAGAGTCCGGCAAGACTGGACTATTTGACGAACTGATTGATCGTGACGAGGGGACTACACGCACTGGCAAGTACTACAAACCAGAGGAACGAAAAGGGATTACGTACTTAGGCAGGTACTTCCCATCTGATTACGAACACGAAAAGAAGGGTGAAGAAATAAATCCGCTTTTTGAGCCGGGTGTGTTCGGTGGAATTCGTCAGGAAGGATTCCAACAGGCACAGGCGACCCAGCCAAACATCTACGAAGCTTTTAAGGCTGTTTCGGAATCTCCATTCAACACTTCACCAGCACAGGAAGTTGAAATTGGCCGGGCCGACTTGGCTCAACAGCGGCAATTCTCCCGTGAGCTTGCCCCTCCATCCATGGCTCCCGCTGAAATGGCCAAACCCCAAGTGATTCGCCAACTTCAGGCAGAGAAGGCTGCTGAGAGAGGCGATACACTGATTGATTTGGAAACAAAACCTATCTTTGGCATGGCCAAGCCAGAGGACTTTGAGGCCGCAGGATACGGTCGAAATACCGCCGAATGGATGTCAGGTGCTCAGAACGTTGCTGCTGGAATCGCCAATGGACTCACTTCTCCAGAGAACATCGCCATGATGGGGGCAGGGTTGGGCAAGGGGGCTGCCGCTGGTGCTGCCAGGGCTGCCGCCAACGCCTACGCCGCACAGATTGCAGTCTCTGCCCCAGTTCATGCGAAAGAAGCGTACGATGCCTATAAAGCGGGAGATATGGTTTTGTTCAAACAGAAGTTACTACAGGCGACTACGGACACTCTCTTTACTTTTGCGGCAATACAATCAAAAAGCCCTAAAGAGGCCGCCCACGAGAAGCAGATTAAGGAAACGTACGCTGCATTAAAGAAGGATGTTGGCAAAGTCGAAGTTCTTCCACCTGAGCAAACCGGACTGGCCAGACAACCAGCCTCAGAGCGCGGTCCAGTCATTGACATCGAAACCATCGTCAACCCGGAAAAGCCACTAGAGCCTTCTAGCGTGAAGATGATTGAGGATGGCATCGGGAAGGCCATCAGTGAAAACAAATCTGCTGGCGAGGCTCCTGGATTGATTGCGGGCACTGCCCTTGAGAAGTGGGCTGATGATGTGATGTCGTCCGAATTCAGGGGCAGACTATCCATCAACCCTATTGACCTGCTGGCCAAGGAAATCCCCGCCCTTGCGATTAAGGGGGCATCCGTAATTGAACGAGGGATCAGGGATTACCCGGCTTGGTCTGCTGAGATGTCCAAGCTGTACGGGGACGAGTTCAAATCGATCCTGAGAAAAGTCTACATGCAGTCATTGCAGGTTAAAGGAACAACACCAAATGCCATTCTCACCAGCCCAGAAACGTCTGTTCAACCTTTGCGCGAACAACCCGGAGAAAGCGCGGGGCAAGTGCCCCAAACTCAAGGACGCCAAGAAGTTGTCTCACGAAGCGAACCTGCTCTACAACCACGAGAAGGAACCCAAGCGCAAGTTCCACTGACTGAGATACTTAACAAGCCAGTACAGGAGATTGCTGCTACGTACGAAAGCATCCCGCCTGACCAAATCGCAAGCTTTGGTGTTGAGAACTTCAATCGTGCCCTGGGGGCAAAGGCCAAGACACCAGAAGACATTGCTGCCTTGAAGGCGATGGCTGAATCGCACAGCGCCAGGATCAATCAGCTTAAGAAGGAGGGGAATTTCCCTGAAGCAATGAGGCTGTCAGGCTTCCAGCCCATGGAGGCGTACAGGTTTGCGACTGAAGCCCAACCCGCTTCCCGTGGCATTGCAGCTTCAGCCAGGGACAGGCTCGCTTCAGATGTTCCACATGGAACAGAGGCAGGATTCGTAAGACTTCCTGAGCAATTCAAGCAGGCAGTTGAAGCCTTTAACGTTAACGATCCCGCTGCCCCTCAAGTCGTAATCGACAAGACCAGCATTGTTCCCCGTCTTCAGCCGTGGGGTGCAGACAAGAAGATTTCGTCTACTTCCGCAGGGGTGGGGAGAATTCCCGGAGTGGGCAGGCTGTTTGATCCACGAACAGGGGCATTCTCAGAAGTTGATCAAGCAATTATCGCCAACGCGAAGGAACGCAGTGTGGGTGAATCGGTAGCTGCGTTGTGGGGGCAGACGCACAAGGCGGCTGATCCGTTCCCAACTACTGACGGACAGATCACGATGGCTGGTGGGGCCAGAGGACACATGGCTGATGTGATCGAAGCTGAGATGAGGAATCCAGGTTCCCAGCCCCTGACCCCCGCACAACGAGCCTGGGTGGAAGAAGTCTGGCATAAATTAAAGGTCGTCTGGGTTCCAGATTCTATCCGAGTTGTTTTCTAGTGCAATGCATCCCGGTCCTGTGCCTGCACTGCGGGTGTACACCCCAATTCCCGTCTCGCCA